CAGGCAGGGTGTCCGAAAGACGCACGGCCGTACGCCTGCTGGCTTCAATGCCACTGGCCCACGCAGAGGAACGCCAGGTGCCGTCGTAGTCCCGCAAAAGGGGCTGCGTCGGTTACTCAGCCAGGCGTCAACCGATGTGGCCCCCTTGAGTAAGGGGCCGGTCCTGTAGCTCAGCAGAGCGCCCCTCTGGATGGACGGGAATGCTGTGGATAGAGCACCTGCCTCACGGCAGGAGGTCGGCGGTTCGAATCCGTCCAGGGCCACGGATGCAGGGGAAGGCTAGGCGGGCCCCCTCGGGGAGCGCTCATGATGCCTGAACCTGCTGTCGACCAGGCCAGGGCACTGCGAGCCTTGGAGGTGGCCTAGACAGGTAGGACTGTCAAAAGCCTGGTCGGCGGGTCGCCAGGACCCATGCGCAGCTACCCCCGTGGCCACGGCGTGGTTTCGGGTCCTGGCGACCTACCCCATGGGGGTATCTGGAGGAGGGGAAAATGACCAAAGGACCAGGGCAGGGAAGCCGCCCCGGACACGGCCGGTACAACCCGAAACCCGGCCAGCGCGGCACCAAAGCAACCACCGGCGTCCGCAGCCAGGGAACCGGCCGGGGCACCACACACAAGAGCGGCGGAGGCGGTCAGAAGCCTCCCGCGAGGGGCTGCTGCCCGATGGTCGCAGCTCTCCGGTCGGCGCGGGCGGGACGGTGGGTGCTGGCCCGGCGCTACTTCCGCATGAGCGTGCGCCTGCTGGCGGGTGCCTGATGGGGGATCGGCAGAAGCGGCCCAGCTCGAAGGGGTTCGGGGAGAAGAGCACCCGGCCGAGCCAGAACACGGCAACGCGCAGGGGCGGCTACAAGGGCACGGGGAAGGGCACCTCGCACAGGGGCGGCACCCGGCCTCCGGCGCCGCCGTCGAAGGGCTGCTGCCCGATGGTCGCGGCGGTCCGTTCGGTCCGGCACGGCCGGTACCGGCTGGCCCGCCGCTACGCCGCCATGAGCGTCCGGCTGATCGCGGAACGGCTCATCCGGGCCTGACCGCACAGCGAAAAGCCCGCCCCCGGGGAAGTAAGGGGGCGGGCTTTTCTGCGTCTCAGGACGTCTTGCGCCAGGTGGCGCCGGGCGTCCGCGCCGCGAACACCTTGGCTTCGGTCTCGCGTACCGCCGTGAACGTCTTCACGACCTTGCCCGAAGCGTCCTTCACCTCGTAGTTGCCGAGGCCGGACCCACCACCACCACAGTTGCAGCCCATCGGGGCCTCCTCCTACTCGACCAGCGCAACCATCAGGTCGCTCAAAACCTCATCGTAATCGGCGGCCACGTCTTCCGCCGTCGCCGAGGCGACCAGCTCAGCCCATTCGACCGCCCGCTCTTCCCGGATCTTCGCCTCGTGCTGCTCGGCGAGCATGCCCCGGGCCACGGCGCGGCCCAGCGCGTCCATGTCGAGGGGCGCCGGGGCTGCCGCCGTGACGGCCTCGTCGGCGTCGATGACCCGGGGGAGGGCACCGGCGGCGACCAGGCTGAAGGCGTCCTGGTCGGCACCGGCCGTGAGCACGCGGGGGATCGGGAAGCCTGCCGTGTTGACGTGCAGGGCGGCGACCATCTCCAGATTGCCGCCGACGCGCCGCCAGTCGCCGGAGAGCGGCGCCGCGCGCATCTTGAAGACCGCCGCCTCGTCGGCGTCCGGCGCGAGCATGCCCGCGACCCAGATGCCGTGCTCGTCTTCGCCCGCGCGGACGTAGGCGCCGGTGTTGGACGTACGGTCGTAGTGTTCGGCAGCCGCCCGGTAGCCGAGGTTCGGCGCCGCGTGGCCGCCGCCGTACGTCAGGCGGCCGACGGGAACGCGGGAGCCGTCCTCCGTCTTGACCTCGCCGGTGTGGAAGTAGGCGTACGAGGTGGCCGTCTTGGGCGGCTTGACACACGAGTCGCCGATACCGACGTGGCAGGTGTCCCATACGGCCACGTGGCCGTAGACGCGGCCGTCGTCGCCGATGTGCATCGGGGTCGGGCCGGTCAGCTTCGGGTCGTCGAACCATTCCTTCGGCGGGGCGACCGGGGCGGCCCCGGCCATGAGCGCGGCCATCTTCTCCCGGCCTTCCTGGTTGATCTGGTCGTCGTCGGCGTAGGTGCCGCCGCCGATGCCGCCGCCGCCCTGGCCCTGTTCTCCTTCGGTGCTGGGCGTCTCGGGGCCGCCGGGCTTCTGCTTGGTGGGGACGGGGAGGCGCCGCTTCGCGAATTCCTCGTCGGATTCGCCGTCGGCCTGGGCCATCTCCTGCGTGTCCTGCGAGCCCTTGACGGTCTCGGGGTCGCGCTTGGGCCTCTTGCGGGCCTGGGCCTTGGCGCGGTTCGGGACCGGGTCGTCGCTGGTGTCCTCGCTGATGGACATCTCCGCGTCGTTTTCGATCTTGTCGTCCCAGTCGACCAGCGCCCAGTCGAAGTCGACGAGCGCACCCGCGACCATCGCCGACGAGGTGGTGCCGTCCACGTTCGGGTTGGACGAGTCGATCGGGGTCAGCTTCGCGTGCCCGGCCAGCTCGGCAAACGCGGGGATGTGCACGAGCGTCGCCGACGCGAACCGGCCCGCCCGGACCATCTTCAGCCGGGGCCCGTCGTACGCCTCCTCAGCGAACACGGGGGTGCCGCAGCCGCAGTCGCTGCCCGAGGCGCCCGCGTGGGCCATCTTCGCGGCCTTCAGCTTCCCGGCCTGCTCCTTCTTCCAGGCCGCGTACGCCTTGGGCTCCGGAACGTGCTCGGCTTCCATCTGGTCGAGGTCGACGGACGGCCCGATCACCTTGTTCTGGGTGAACATCCGGGCGGCCGTGGCCGCGTTCCGGACGTCCTCGGGCCACGACTCGTCGTCGTAAAACTCCCCCTTCGCGGGGAGCATCCCGTCCTTCTCCTTGCCGACCTTCGCGATGTGACCGACGATCACGGCGTTGGCGTGGCCACCGGAGTCGGAGGCGACGTACCGCAGCGGGAGCGGCAACTGGCGATGCGTCAGCGCGCCCTGGTCGAACTGACGGCCGTCGCCGGTCGGCTTGCCGATGACGGCGAGTGGCATCTGCCAGGCGGTGCCCATGCGCTACCCCTTTTCGTTGCTGCCCAGGATACGGCCCGGGGGTTTCCTACAGCCAGAGTGCGCGGTTGCCGACGGCCAGAGCCAGACCGCCGACGATCAGCAGAACGCCCGGCGCCAGCTCGGCAGCCAGGGCGATGCGGTCGAGAATCTTCTTCATGTCGTCCCTCCTGTCTGCTTTAACGCTACGACGCCTGTCAATCGATCAGATGTTCTGCTGGTCGGGGAGGTCCGCCGGGTCCGCCCATGACTGCGGTTCCCGCTTCTCGATCTGCCCGACGAGGTGCTGCACGCCGAGAGGCAGCCTCTCCCAGGTGGCCGCCTCCTGACCGCCCGCCTCAGCCCAGGCGGTCAAGACCTGGTCGCGCTCCTCAGGGGTCACATCGTGGCCGCCGAGGGCGTCACTGAGGCGATAGAACAGGTCTGCTACCCGACTCATCCGGGCTCCTTCTGCATGATCAGCACGGACCGGTTCAGCCAGTTGAAAGCAGGCTTGCCGGGAGAGGCGACGTGGCGTGCGCCGCCACTCGGGGACATGTGGTGCGGCAGGATCTCGATGCCGTCGATACCCTTCGCGGCGGCCCACCGGCCGGGGTCGTAGAAGGTGCTGACGTCGTACCCGGCGCCCTTCGCCTTCGACTGCCGGGGGTTCTTGAACGCTTCGGCCTTGACCTTGTCGTACGTCTGGGTGATGGCGCTCTTCGGGATGAGCATCCGGGCGATCGAGCCGTGGGTGCCGTCGGCGTACTGGGTGGCGACGGAACGCTGGGTCGCCAGGTAGTAGCCGTTACCGAAGATCCCGGTGCCGTAGTAGGCGGGCCCGGACCGCATCTCCTCGTTGATGTCGGCGGCCGTCTTCCCGCCGTGGGAGCCGCCCCGGCCGCGCGCCGACCAGCCGCCGCCCGCGCCCCGGACGCCGCGCCACACCTCGATGTAGTCGCCGGTGGCCAGGAGCCGGTCGATCTCCTTCTTGTCGAGCACGGTCGGGGTGTCGTCGTACCCCTGCTGCGCGCCGATCGCGGCCAGGCGGCCGTCGGCGGTCTTGCCGTCGTACAGCTTCCGGTCCTGCTTGATCTTCTGCCGCTGGGCGTCGAACGTGGCCTTGTCCGGGATGAGGTCCTTGCCCTTTGACGGCTTGTGGGCGTGCGGCCAGGCGTTGAAGTTCGCCGGGTTCTGACGGCCGCCGGGCGGCACCCTGAGGCGACCCTGCCGCTTGCTGACCGGGCCGGGCCGGGCCACCTGACCCAGCTTGACGCCGGGCCCGGCCGCCTGCGGGTACAGGGAGATGACGTTCTGCTCCAGCTTGCCGCCCGCGATGGGGTGGTGCAGCTTGCCCGACTTGTCGAGGGCCTGGATCTCGGCGAGGGTCAGCCACTTCGCGTCGGACGTCTCAGCGCGGGCGTGAGCGGTCGACAGGTTCGGCTTGATCATCGTCGGGACCTGGGCGGCGACCGTCGTGTACTTCCAGGTGGACCCGGGGACGGTGAACGTGTGGTCGCCGTGGACCAGGGCGTCCTTGAACACGTCGTCCTTGAGGCCCAGCTCCTCGATCGTCTCGCGGGTGGCGCCCTCGTGTGGGGTTTCCTTCGAGTCGGAGGCGCCGCCGGGGAACGTCCACTTGCCCGGGTCGGAGATGGCGGGGCCGCGCTGCACCATCAGGTAGCGCTTCTCGCCGGTCTGCGGGTCGACGTGCTGGAGGAGCAGGCCAGCGGCGCCGTGCGCGCCCCACACGCGCTGCCCGCCGGGGAGGGTGATCCAGCCGTCGCCGGACTTCCCGGAGTCCTTCGCCTTGGCCAGGCCCTTGAGCGGGGTGGCGTAGCGGACCTGCCCGGGGACCGCGTTGGCCGGGGGGATGATCGCCGGGGTGCCGACCTGACCGGCCGGGGTGCCGGGCGGCGTGAACCGGTCGATCAGCTTCTTCGCCTTGTCGGCGGAGGGGCCCTTCGCGGTGGTCGCGATGAACGACAGGTCGCCGAGGAGGTGGGTCTGCTCCTGCGCGTTGAGGTTGTTGAAGTCGGCTCCGCGCAGCGCCCCGTACACGCTGAGCTGGTGCGCCATGGTGTGCGACTTGCCGGACGCGTGGACACCGTAGATGGTGTCGAGGGCGGCCTGCACGTGCGGCGGCACGTTCGCCTGCACGGACGTCGGCGCCACTCCGGCGGGGGTGGCCGTGGCCGGGGCCGCCGGGTGGAACTTCGCCGTGAACGCCTGCTGCTGCGCCCCGGGGAGCTGCCGGATGCGGTCGTCGATGGTCTCCCGGTAGACGGGGGCCAGGCTGTCGAAGTCGGCCTTGGACAGGTCGGTGAGGGCGGTGATGACGGTGCTGTCGGGCTGCTGGTTGCCGAACGTCGGGTCGACCGAGCCGACGGCGACGAGCTGGTCCAGCTTCAGCGGGGCCGGGCTCTGGGAGAGGCCGCCGCCGAGGCCGACGTCCTTGGTGAACTGGGCGTTGTAGCGGACGGTGAGGGTGAGCGCGCCGTCGTTG